TGTACGGACAGAATTTAGGAGACAAGTTTGTTTACTCATTTGGAACTTCCGATGTATATTGGGACAAGGTTAAAAAGATAGAAGACGTGGGTGAACTGCCAACTATTGATTTGAACGTGAAAGGAACGCATATTATTGGTGGAGATTTGTTGTCTCATAATAGTTCGCTTTGCTCATGGATTAGTGATTATGAGCTTTATAAGCTGCTCAAGCGTGGAGACCCTTCAAAATACTATGGTTTCCAGCCTGAAAGCAAAATTGCCGTGATGAATGTCGCTCCTACGGATGAGCAGGCGCAGATTCTTTTTGGTATGGCTCAAAATGCAGCTACATCTTGCAGCTTTTTTAGAGGGCGTATCAAAAACGCTACGCAGCAGTATTTCAATCTGCAAACAGATGCCGACCTGAAATCAACTAAAGCTAAGAAGCCAGCCAGCCTTGTTGCCATTGCTGGAGGCTGCGCTTCCAATGGTTTACGTGGTCATAACGCCATTTGTGTTATCATGGACGAGATGGCGTTCTTCATTAGCAACGCGGGGCGGTTTTCGGGGCAGGAGATTTACAAGGCTTTGACGCCTTCTACGGCTACTTTCAGGCAGGACGGCAAGGTTATCTGCATTTCTTCTCCTTACGCGAAATATGGCGCGTTTTGGGATAGATACGTTCAAAGCTATGAAGAGACAGATGTCACACTGATGATGAAATTTTACTCGGCTCTGATGAATCCAGAGGTCGATTCCGTATTGTTGAAGACCGAGAGAAGGCGAAATAATCATCAGTTCATGTGCGAGTATGGCGGCGAATTCAGCGATAACATTGTTGCTTGGATTGAGGACGAGGATGCTTTCAGGAAGTGCATCACTATCAAGAACCCTCCCACCAGAGGAGTGCCGGGTACAGAATATTTCATGGGCATTGACATGGGATTGAAGAATGACGGCACGGCAATCACCATCGTTCATCGAGACAGGAAAAGCAAGAAAGTCATTTTAGACTATGCGGAGGTTTTTTACTCGGCCTCTTCGGATGTTTGGGACAGCGAAAGAACTCTCTACAAAGATTGTGGCAGGATGTCCAACAGGGACATTCTGAGCGTCGAGGAAGTTGCCAAAGAGATTCAAGAGCTTTGCAAATGGTGGCCCTGCAAGAGCGGTTGGTTCGACCAGTGGAACGGCTACAGTTTGCTTGAGATTCTTCACAATATGAATTTGAAGCAATTCCGCATGGAGAGCGTGACGGACAAGCTGAACAATGACATGTACCAGATTGTCAAAATGCTTTACATGGATGGTCTGGTTGAACTATTTGACCATCCTGTTCTGGTTCCAGAATTGCTCTCTCTGGAAGCAGAGAAAAAAAGTCGAAACAAAATTCTCGTTCGCGCTCCCAACAAGCGGGGAGCACATGACGATATATCGGATGCTTTTGTCAGAGCCGTCTATGAAGTCTACAACACCACAAGAGAAAGGCCTGAGTACGTCAGCTTGGGAATCAGCAGGGATGGCTCGACGTATGGTGGCATGGGTGCGACGGCTAAAAACGCGACCATGAGCACTTTCCGAATGGACAGGATGAGAAAACATGGAGAAATCGAGAAGAGAAAGATTCCCGATAAAATCAAACATTTGGCAAGAAGCAGAGTTAGGATTAGCAGATAAATGGGCGACCAAGTTTATCTTCTCAAGTCCGGTGAGGATATACCCGTTGAGCCTGTCGGAAGCGATTTTGCGCAAGGATGGCTTGCAGGAACATGGGTGAAATATTCCTCTACTGCTCCCACTTTTACAGGTGTCATTGCATCTGTCGAAAGAAGCGATGGAACGGGTGTGATTGCGGGTTTCTTGCTTTATGGCCCGCAACATAAGCAGGCTATAGAACTTCAGAGCGATATGTGGAGGTTGGATAAGCTTCAAAGGGCGGGAGGAGATTTTCATTTTGATTGGACAGGTATGGACGCGGGCTTGTCTTTGGAGTTTGACCAGCAGGGTCTTGTTCAAAAGATAGGCAGTCGCGTCTGTACGATGTGTGTGCCTCCTACAGGTTTTTTCAAGTTTTATGTCTTTGAAGTGTATAATAAGCAAGAGAGACATAATCCTGGGACTGGAGCCGCATTAGTCTATAATCCGGGAGATAAACTCTACGTAAGCGAGAATGGTCTTTTGACTTCAGAAAAGGAAACCGTGAGCCATACATGGACAAATTACGTTGTCGCTCGATATTCCTCGGATGACGAAGGAAACTACATCATTTGCTGTGCGGCAGTGACATGATAATATGAAGGGAATAGTCGAATGAAAGTAGACGTTAATTTGCTCAAGAGCATCAAGCAAGCGGAGGAAATGCTGGCCGAGAACGAGAAGAAAGAGCCTGATTTGCCTCCTGGTCATCCTATTTTGATTGCCAACGAGCAAGCCAAAAGAAGGATGGAACTTGCCAAACAACTACAAGAAAAACAAAAAACCAAAAAGAAGTCAAAAAAGAAAAGTAGGAAAAAGGCTGCGGAAGAGCAACAAAAAGAAGAAGAGCTAAAAAAGAAAATGGAACTGGCCCTTTCTCTCAATAAGCGTCTGGACGAAATGGCGCAAGGCGTTGTCAAGTTGGCTCAGGAGACCGAGAAGATAAAAACGGAGTTCAAAGAGCATCCCTATGTCAGAACGCGAATAGGGCGGCTTGAACGCATGATGATGGCCTTTCATAGGGGTCTTCTGGAAACGAAGCTGAACAGCAGACACGTTGAACAATACGAAGGATTTGATAATGGCTAAGAAGAAAGCGGCTCAAAAGAAGTCTTCTGCGAAAGGCCGTCGGAAAACGGCTTCCGTTCAACGGCAGAAAACGGCTCCTGTTCAACGTCAGAGAACGGCTTCTATTCAACGTATGCCTGTTACGCAAAACGATATTATAAAGGGCGGCGTCAAGAGGCCTCGCGTCACTACGGGAAAAGTGGATACAACAAAAACAATAATGGCGAGGAAGCAAGAGTTTATCACTACTGGAGCAGGCGGCTTCGGATTCAGGCAGAGAAGCGCAGGCATGATGTTGCAGAATGCTCCTCTTTCCAGCTATAATCAGACCGGCTACTTGTCTTCTTACAGAACCTCTTATGCAGATGGTTTGAATCAGACTTCAGGCACGGCTGATATTCCTCCCTATTTTGTGATGATGAATCAGCAAAATGGAGGCGTGTTGTACTGGCCTGTCACGCTGAAAGAGAAGTATTCATGGTATCGTTATTGGGCACGTTCTGACGCTTATGTGGGAAGAGCATTGGAGCTTTTGACTGACCTGCCGATGAGCAGAATTACACTCAATATGCCCAAGCTTGAAAAGATTGGCAAGAAAAAGAAGCAACAGATTTACGATTTCTATCGGTACATGGTTGACCGGATTGACCTTTTTTCGCGCTTGCAGGAAATGTTGTGGGAACACAACATGATTGGAAACGTATTTGCTTTTATTGAGTGGGACGACAAGATGGAAATGTGGTCGAAGATTACCATTTTGCCGCCTGAAGAAGTCGATATTTTTCAGTACCCGTTCTCTGAAATTGCAAGAGTGGAATACAGACCGGAACGACTTATCCAGCTTATTCAGAATTATTTCAATGGACAGGGCTATCCAGACCTTTGCAGCGATAACAGCATTTATTCGGAGATTGTGGAGCATATCCCAAAAGAGATTAAGGATATGGTCAGAAAGCATGGCTGTATTGTCATGGACAGCGACCCTTCTACTGGTTCGTATGTCTATCACATGGGCCGTAGACGTTCTCCTTATCTTGATTTAGGAGCTTCTGTTCTTGAAAGAATTCTGGTTCCGATGCTTCAGAAGGAGCATTATCGTTATACGCAGTTGAGCTTGGCGAGTCGAAACATGACGCCAAAAAACAAGGTGCAGGCTCCGCTGCTGACGAACGACCAGCTTGATGATTTGAGAGCACAGCTTGACCTCTCCTATCTTGACCCTGATTATTCCATTGTTACGAACTATGAGTGGGATTGGGAACAAATCGGCGCGGAAGGAAGACTGCTCGACCTTTCTGCCGAATACGAGAATATCGAGAATCAGGTTTTTGCCGCTTTGGGGGTAACGCGGGAATTGCTGACGGGAGAAGGAACGTTTAGCGGCAACAAGATTACCGTGGAAATCCTGAACACGATGTTCCTGATTACCCGCGAACAGTTACAGCGATTTGTGGAGAAATATCTCTTCGAGCCTGTTGCCGAGAAGAAGGGTTGGTATGAGGAAGACGCCAATGGAATCAAGCAGTATTGGTATCCGAAGCTTGGGTTCAACAGGCTCACCATCAGGGACAATCAGGAAGTCTTTGACAGTCTCTTCCAGCTTTACCAGAAGGGCAGTTTGCCCATCGACATCATCTATGAGTTGTTCAATCTCAATACCGAAGCCATCCATGACCAGATTTATGACGACTTGTTCACCGTCAAAGACCCGACTTTCAATCGTGCCGTTGAAACCATGAATGACGCGGTTGGCGCACAGCTTGGCGAACGCAGTAATCTTGTTGAGAAGACAGCCAAGTATCTCAAGCTGGAACTCAAAGCTGCTGAGGGAGAAGAAGGTATGGGAGGCGGTTTCGGTGGAGGCTTTGGTGAAGAACCGGCAGCAGATGAGGAACAAATAGCCGAAGAAGTCGCCGAGGAACTTCCTGAAGATGCCACAGATGAACAAATTGACCAAGCTATTGAAGAGAAAATGAGTGAGCAGGCTCCGGCTGAAGGAGAAGGCGAAGAAGCAGCCGCCGAAGAAGAAAGTAAGGAAGAGACGCCTCCAGAAGAGGAGGAAGAATCAGCCGCCGAAGAAGAAAAGCCAGCAGAAGAAGAAGTGGATGAGGAAACAGAAGACGTTGCATTCAGCTAAGGACATGTCATGGTAGATGAAAAAAGGATAGTAGCGAAAGTTCTCCGTTGGGCAGTCAGAGGGCTTCAGGTCAAGCGCAAGGACAAAGACCTGATGTCCGACACGGGAGGAGCTTCCAAAGGCAGAGACCGCGAACCTGAATTCAAACCTCCAAGAGATGATGTCAAGGAACGGTACAGGACAAAGCGTAAAACCCCAAAAGATAGGGATTTAGATACAGAGAAAGACCCCGACGACAGGCCTGATTAGCCCCTCGTGTTGCGGGTGTAGTCGTTTGTCGGTAGCCCTTGCTTTTGCAAGGGCTTTTTTTGTGATAATTCTTTTATATTCCCATTATATTGTAGGCTCTTGAAAGTCTACGAAAGGGAATATTATGGATGCAGATAATGCCGAGAAAATTGCGACGGAACTGGCGCAGGAGGAGAAAGAACCGCTTGTGATTGTCGATGAAGCGGTCGATAACATCATCGCATCTGTTTTGGCGATTGATGAGTCTCTGTCTCTTGTCAAGCCGGAAAACGAATTGGAGAAGCAGGCCTTGGAAAAAGTCAAGGATTTGATGGAGACAGCAATTGCTCCTTACATCGCAGACGTAGCCAAGGCTTTGGAGGCGTTTGAGGAATGACCTTCGAATTTCCCTACCCTGAGACGGGAACAACGAAACGTCCGCAAGGGCAAGGCTGCACCACTTGCGTTCACAAAGGTTACTGCCGAGCACTTTACTGGTTCATGCGTTGGGATAATAATTGGCCGAACACGAATGTCGGAACGCAATGCGCATCATGGTCTACCAATACTGCCGACATGATTCCCAATCCGAACGCGAATGATTATCAGGAAAACACGCGGATGAACGAAGAGGAGATTCTGGTGGAGGTTGGAATGCCAATGGCTTCTGCTTACGCAAATCGTCACGACTCGTAGAATATGAGATGGGGTTTTAGATGCCTCGCGACATCAAGGAATTCATCAAGACAGGAATTAGTCGGGCAGATTTCATCAAGCAACAGGAAGCAAAAGCTGCTCGAAGAAAGCCAGTCAGAACGAGGCCAGTAAAGGTTCGTGGCACTCTTTATGCCATGCGCAATAAGCGTCTGGCGATACGCGAAGCGGCTCTCAGGGAAAGACAGATTATCATCAAGTACGTTAAGACAACCACGGGAGAGTTGAAAAAGTACATTGTGGCTCCGATGAGTTGGAGGTATCGGAAGCTCAAGGTTGGCAGGAGAAAAATGCTGTACGCTCAGGATGTTAAGGCTCGTCATGTGAAGAGTTTTGCATTGAGGAATATCAGGAATGTAGCTATTACAGACAGGAAATATCCTGTTCTGAAGTATCCGGTTGAAATTACCTGAGGAGTGATAATTTTTTGATAAATGCCTTATATGGTATGAAAGCATTTGTCAAGGAGAAGGAAAATGAGAATACGTCGAGGAAGCAGTTACTCTCGTTCTGAGGCTTCTGGCATCATTTACTCGTTTAGAGTAGATGATATAGTAAAGCCTTTCGTCGCTTCCTCCAAAGGCGATTCGAGTTTCTACGGAATCGTCAGGAGAATCGAACCGAAAGAGAACAAGGTTTATGTTGCGTGGGGAGGCGGGCCTGTCGTACAACATGACCCCGAAGAAGTTCTTTTGGCCTTGGACATCGAAGATGAAATTAGAAAGGAATTGCAAGAGAGATTGACTGCCGGAACTGAAGATACTTACGGTTACAGAAATCGTCGCATGGCAGGCCGAGGACGCAAGTTTTTGGCGGCTACGGAGGAAAAAGAAGAAGGTGCTCCAACGGATGAGTATGTGGGAGACCCTGAGACACATGGAATGGATGAGCCGAGAGGCGGCGGCTTTTCCATCATGCAGGATTTAGCAGATGACCTGCATGATGAGAGTTATGAAGAGGCTGGAGTTCAGGAACCCAAGACAGGCTCTTGTTTCGCAACTTTGAAGAGCCGAAGGGATGCTCAGAAGGAGCACAGTCCTGATTATGAGTGGTCTCAAGAGGAGTGGAAGAAATACAAGAAGGAACATCCTGGCACTCAGATAAAGCCGAAGTTCAGGAAGACAGAAGCTCCCGCAAAAGGAGAGGGAGAGACCAAGGAGAAGGTGAAAGAGAAGGTCAAGGAAAAGGTAAAAGAAAAGAAGGCTCCTGAAAAGAAGGAAAAATTCAGTGATGCTTCTGATGATTTCTTTGATAGCATTCTTGGTCATCGTAAGAAAGAACATGCGACAGTAGACAAAGACCCGAATGTCAAGAAGCTTTTGAGTATTTCCAAGATGTCTCCCACAAAGAAGAATTTCGAGAAATTTGGCGAGGCCCTCAAGAACGTTAAGGCACCTTGGACATCGAAGATAAAAGGTTTTATGGATAAAATGAAGTCAGGTGAATTCAAGGGAGAATTCGGTCAATTCGAAAGTAAAAAAGGGCCGGTAAGCCAAGTAAGTGAGTTCTTTTCTACTGTGAAGCAGGCTCTTGACTACCCGCCAGAAGATATTGGCTGATGACTTTATGAACGAGAGAGAAATAATTCAGAGACTTACCAACAGGCTTTCTGGTGGCCGTTTTGCCAGTCTCCGCACTCGCAGGGCTGTTTATCATGCGGAGCTGGACAGAATCTACAGGACAACTCGCTCGGAGAATGAGCTTGGTGTTATGAACTGTCCCCGATGCAAGAAAGAAATGGATTTGCAGCCCTATACGCGCAAGAACAAAATCTACATCTGTCCCAAATGCGGCTGGAAGATAACGACAGATAAGCTGCTGGTTGTAACAGCAGAGTGCAAAACCCGAAGAGGTTCTGTAGATTCAATAGATTAGGAGGAAGCACAATGGACAGGGTGAAAGTGGCGAGAGCACTTCTGGCTATCGCGAAGGATTTGCTCGTAGCCAGAGAACTCAAGGGTGCGTTTGACAAGCGATACATGAAAAGCCCCGAAGAGTTCAAGAGCCAGAATGCTCCGGGCGTAGGCAAGCCAAGCAAGTTCGGTGGCTGCGTGAACTACTTTATGAAGGAAAAAGGTTTTCCTCAGGAAAACGCGCATCGGATGTGTGGTTATATCAAGAAACGTAAGGAAGGTGTTCCTAACTAAAGTAAGTTGGGACAATATGAAGCGTGATATTGTTCTTTCTCTGATTACGTGAAAGGAGCTTGAAAATGGCTTACAGCAGAAGGTATCAGCAAGTGATTGCCGGTCGCGTTCGTGAAGACGAACTGGCATTCTTCAAAAACAACGCAGTGGCACTGCCGCCTAATGTCTTTACGACTTATCCGGCAGCCGCCAGAAAGCAGCCGACGATTGACAAGGACTATCTCGGAACAGAAAACGTCGGCAAGAACACGAACCGGAATGTTCCCGTTCTCGGCGCGTTCAATCCGGGTTCCAACAACTCGAAGATTGGTTCTTAGTAATCACATCTCACGAAGATGTGGGGAGAGTGTAACATGGACAAGCTCTCAGGCTATCGAACCTACATTCTGGCATTGCTGGTAATAGTCGCGGCGGTTTTGAAACATTTCGGGATTATCGACGATGCGACTTTTCAAACGCTGCTGGTCATTCTCGGCGGCGGCACGGCAATGTCACTGCGTTCGGGTGTGAAAAAGCTTGAAAAGAAGATTGAAGCAACGAATGGAAATCACAAGGAGGAGTCTCAATGACGGGCATTGATAATTGGGAATACGCCAGATGGGTGTATGCGGTTGGCCGTTCCCTGCGCTACAATCCCGCAACAGGTGCTGAACTGACAGCGGCAAACACGTTCAAGACGAACATGCTTACCAGCCGCACTTGGTTGCAGGAACCGCTTACCCGTAACAGCCAGAACAATGGCACCCTGAACAATGTCGAACTCATCGGGGAACAGATTTCGATTATCGGACGCGACCTGATGAAGATTCCAGTTCAAGATGCCTGCGAAAAAGGCTATTGTGATACGCTCTTTACAGCCACGGGCAACAGAAAATACGGCAACATGAGCAATATGGTTGCCGCCAATGTTTTTCAGCCCTAAAAGCGGGAGTTCGAACATGAATTTTCACGTGCGTGAACTGCTGAGGATAGCGCGAGAAATCTTGGCTGTTGATAAGCCGATGGTAGGCGAACTCGATGCTTTCATTCGGGGAAAGATGCCCAAGAGGGTGTGGGAAGAGTATGCCAAGAATCTCATCACGAAGATGGCCCGTGGTGTTTATGACTCCAGAAGAGCCGTCCAGTTGATGATGTATCTGACCGAACGTGCTGCGAAACAATACGTCGAAGAGAACAAAATCAGAGGCCAGAAATGGCATGAATTGGCAGATAAGGCTACGCGAACAGAACTTGCCAAAGACCTCGTAAGCAGATTTGAAGAGGAAGCGGAAGAAGGAAAGTACGAGCATCTTCTGCCCAAGAAGTATCAGAAAAAAGCAGCAGAAAATCCGAATCCTCTTGATGGGAAAAGCAAGCAGACGGCGAAACGCATCGTCAACAGGCTCATTGGTAGCGTTTCCAGAGGTATTTTCAGTGATGAGTCGTGGCAAGGCATCCAAAGAGTCTGGAAGGCTCTTGAGAAGGCCGACATTCCTTCCTACGTAACCAGCGCGGAGTACCGACACAATGACCAAGGTGTGCCGAACGGAAAGGTCTGGACATTCGAGATTCCCTTTCTGAATAATAGAGGTAGGGAGAACAAGCTTTATGGAACGGTCGTGGCGGGAGGAGCGGGTTCGATAGATGAGCCTCTATCTCGTTATGACGTAGTGGCTTATGTGGGATGAATAACATGCAAAGACGCTGCACTTCCAACCAATGTCTTCTGATTGCCAGTCAGAAATCGCGGGCCTTTGACATCAATGCGCCCGTGGTTCAGGTTCTTCGGCATCCTGAAAGAGACTGGCTTGCGCTCACCAGAGGCAATATGCGCATTGCCAGCGATAGGAAGATAGAAGTTGACTGGAGCAAGTATAATCTTAGCGATTATCTTTTCACTCATTGTTCGATTATCAGTTCGGTCAACGTCGAAGATGACGGCTATCGCATTATTCCTCCCTGTGATGAGCTTATCAATAACAATGGCAATGGCTGGACGGAGCCTGTTCTTCTTGCCACTTTTCGCTCTTTCATTGGTGCGGAAAACTATGAAGAACATATTCAGGTTCCAGAACTTTCCAAGGGAAAAATTCTGGATGCCGTTGTCCGGCCTGTTATCTATGTCGGTAAGAATGGCAAGAAGGCGAATGTCAAGTATGTAGACATTCTTGTCGCTACGAATCGCAGGCATTCTGACCTCATAAGAAGGATAGAGTCCAGCGAGATGGACACGCTTTCGATGGGTTGTTTTCAAAGAGGCACATTAGTTACAATGTCTGATGGAACTCAAAAGTCTATTGAGACGGTTGAAAAGGGCGAGAAGGTCATTACGCATCGTGGTTTTGCTCGTGAAGTAACACGTCCTATTAAAACGCATTGGTTCGGTGATATTTATAAGATTTGGATAGATGGAAGGCCTGACCCAATTATTTGTACTGGAAATCATAAGTTTTGGGCGTTGACAAGACGAGATGAATGTAGTTGTGGTTGTGGCTTGCCCTTAGAGGACAATGCAGAAAAATCTCGTAGAACTATTCAAGCGGCATTTCTTTCTGGACATCAACTTCGTATTCTTAATCCTATGATTACATATAGTCCAGAGAAAAAGCAACAACGTCAAGCAGCATTAAAAGAAGCATTAAAACCAAAATTCAGTTGGAAAGAAGCATGTAAACTTGAAAAAGGCGATTTTCTTACAATGCCTTGTAAGTACGAGATTTCTTCGGAGAGTATTTCGACAGGTAAAGCAAGGCTTTTGGGATTATATCTTGCCGAAGGAAATCTTGTAAAACAGAAGGGAAAATATCGTTGTGTTGAATTTTCTTATAGTATTGACGAAAGAGAAACGCTTGCAAGAGAAACGCAAAAATTGTTGAAGGAGGAATTTAACGTCAACGCTTCTTTGTATGTGCGGAAAAAATCAAAACAATGTCAAATTCGAACGGCCTGGAATGAAGATGTTGTGAATTGGTTTAAGAATCATGGTGGTCATTATTCTTGGGGTAAAGAAGTTACTGAAGATGTAGTTTCGTGGCCTCTTCCAGCTATTCGTGCGCTTGTAGGTGCTTGGTTTGATGGCGATGGTTGTTTGGATAAGAAGAATCGTGGACGGCTTGTTGGTGCCACTGTAAGTCCAAAACTTGCCAGCCAATTGAGTTTAATGCTTACTCGGATAGGTGTGTATCATTCTTGGAAGGTCAACGAAGCACACGAAACAAAACAGGGCGATATAATTGTTGCGCACAGAGCCGCACATTATATCACGGTGCCTTCTTCGGTTGTTTGCAAAGTAACGCCATATACGACTCGTTGGGCAGATGGCGACCCAAGGAAAATACACAAACGTTTCCACAAACAATTATCGGATGATTTTGTAATGTGTCGAATCAAAAAGGTGGAACAGGTTCGACCTATAAGTGATGTAAACGAGAAGATGTATGTGTATTGTCTTGAAGTAGAAGAAGAACACAGTCTGACAGTTGGTGGCGGTATTGGAGCCGAAAACTGCCTTGCCCATATTGTGACGTGCTCGAAGTGTGGCAAAGAGTTTACCGACAACGATGATACCTGTATCCATTTGAAGACGGAGCTTCTTTCTTATTACACGGACAAGGACGGCAAGAAGCGCATTGTTGCGGAGCTTTGCGGCAGGACGTATAAGGATTCGACTGGCAAACTGGTAGGCGACCCTGAGTCTCTCAGATTCATTGAAGCTTCCTGGGTAGCCAAACCAGCTTTCAAGGGAGCGGTGCTGAATCATTTTGTGAGCCAGCTTGAGGACGAGAAAAAGGCTGCCAGCATTCTTGCAATTCCAAATAGGACGATTGAGGAAATATTCGAGAATCTGGAGCACATGAGAGTAGCGGATAAAAGTGGAATGCTTGCGTTGCGCGTGACGTTGAAGGAAATGAAACGGCTTCGCAGGCAGGCAATGGCGAAACGGGTAGCCGCAGACTTTTACGGACATTATTAGAGGAGACAAGGACATGGCTTTGCAGCTTTCTTACGATGACGATTTTGGTGTGACTCATTCCGAAGCTTACTGGCGTATAATTGGAACCAATCAGATTTACACAGACGCCAAGGGAATGATAATGGTGGCGGTTTACCACAATGCAGCCGCTCGGCAGAACGGTAAGAGGCCGCTAACGGTAAAGAATTACCAGTTCGGGCAGAACGAGTTCATCGCATTTGGCGATTTCTCTTATGCCATTGACGAGACGGATGTGCATTACCGGAACTTTGTCTATACCGAATTGAAGAAGCTGGATGAGTTCGATGGTGCGGAGGATGTATAGAGGAGAAAACAATGAATAATAAGCAAGTAGCAAGAGAATTATTGAGGATTGCAAAGGAATTGATAGCAGTGTCAGACCCTTATGACACGAAAGAAGGGCATGTTCGCGGCATAAAGAAATGGTTGGAAGATGCCAAAAAATACAACATTCATAAGACGATGCCGGATGTTTATGCGGACATGATGAAATCAATCAAGAAGTCGATGGCTCGTTTCAAAATTAACCCTAAGGAGATTGGTTTGTAATGACCGAGCATGAGCGAATGCTCACACTCCTGTGGCGCAATCCTCACATTCTTCAAAACGCTCTTAAGTTGAATTCTATATTTATTCGCGGCACAGAATATCCCGTCTGTCCTGTCTCCGATGACCGTGTGGATTTGGTCTTCCAAGATAAGATGAATCTTGCCTGTCCTGAGAAGGATACGACTCTCTATGTTCTCGAACTCAAGAGCCATGAGGAAGCTGACCATATCGTTCTCGGACAAATCAAGAAAGCAGTGGAGGTTTTGAAGACAGTTGGAAAGCAAACCAAACATTGGAACAACGTGGAAGGTGTCGCCATTGCAAAAGGCTACACTCGTAGCGGCCTGCGGCTGATTCTTGAGGAGGGATACCGTGCCTTCCTGTGGAACGAAGCACAGGAAGGCGTGAAACTGCACGAACTTACAGGCCGAAGATGCCGTAGGAAAATTTGCAAATAAAAAAACCAGCCACCGATAATTTTTGGCAGGTTTCCACACATTAAAGTGTTTATTCACACCAACTTACATTGTATTTTACACTGTGATTTATTTTGAACAATTTTTTTATCATTTCATTATTATATTGGGTAGCGTAGTTTCTCCACACGGAATATATTCGTCTCTTTCTTGTTTGTCGCAGTTCAAAAGGAGGTAGTTTAATGAGACCGAGAAGACGGAGAAGCACCGAGAGTTACGAAGATGAGCGTGACTCCCTGCTGCATGAAATCAAGGCAATGGAAAAAAGGCTCTCACAAGACGACGAAGAAGAAGAACTTGAGGCTCAAGAAGAAGAAGAGGAAGAAATCACGGCACAGGACGAAGAACTTGAAGAAGAGGAAGACGAAATCGAATTAGGCCAAGACGAAGAGGAAGAAATCAAGGCGCAGGACGAAGAATTCGAAGAAGAGGAAGAGATTGAAGTCGGTCAGGACGAAGACTTGGTTTCTCAGATTGAAGAGCTTAGCCAAGAGCTTGAAGAAGTCGAGGATGAGGAAGAAGCTGAAGACATCATCAGTAGCGCACGGAACAGAGCCGCAAAACGTCGCAAGACGCGCAGCAGCGAAAAATCCCCCGGTGTTGAAGACCAAATCACTCAAGATTATCTCGATGAGGTTGAAGAAGCGGCAGGCTCCAAGGTGAAAACCGTTGAGCCGAAAAACGCTTTCGTGGCCCGTGTCAAAGTTGCCACGCAACGGCTGGACAGAGTTGCCGACTATCTTGAGAAGAAAGGCGACAAGCGGCTGGCTTTGCGTATTGATAGACTGTCGGATGCTCTGGATAAGAGTATCGGCCTGAGGAAGTAGGACACTCGTTTCTTGTGAAAGGAGATTGGATAATGGGAAGAAGAGTCAGACTGACACAGAGACGGCGTAGAAGAGCCGTCGAAGACGACACTCCTTATCCCGGCACTGTTAATCAGCCCGGTCGCAAATTCAAAAAACGTGACCAATATGACAATTGGGAAGAAGTCGTGAATCATCCGCTCCCCGACATGCGTCACGAGTGGAAGAATGAAAAGCGCGACGAAATCGGCTTTGGTATTCCGACCGTCGCCAGCATTCGCGCTGCGGCTTCCAAGGCTGTACGTCTGGCTGTGCTGCTGCTTGGCGATAAGGTGGATGAGGACGTTATCGAAGCCCAAGCCCGTACCTTTATGAAGCTTGGCAACAAAGGCCTGAATGAGTCGCTGGAACGCTTCTCTGAAACCGAAACCGTCTACTCGCAGGATGAAGAGGAAGAGACGGCTCAGGACGAAGAAGAGAAGAAGGAAGAAGAGACTGCTCAGGACGAAGAAGAGAAGAAGGAAGAAACCGCGCAGGACGAAGAGGAAAAGAAGGAAGAGACCGCTCAAGATGAAGAAGATAAGGATGAAGAAGCCTGCGTGAAGTCCAAGAAGTCTCAGGACGAAGAAGAGAAGAAGGAAGAAGAGACTGCTCAGGACGAAGAAGAGAAGAAGGAAGAAACCGCGCAGGATGAAGAAGAGAAGAAGGAAGAAGAGACTGCTCAGGACGAAGAAGAGAAGAAGGAAGCGTCCAAGAAGAAGTCTCAGGACGAAGACGAAGCTGTTGAAAAGGACGAGGATGTTGGGGAAGAAGCTCAGGAAGAGGAAGAAAAGAAAAGCAGCGTAGATATGGACATCGAGCTTAACTCCATCACCGAAGGCAGCGAGGAAATCAGCAGCGAATCCGAAAAACTCTTGGGCAAGCTCTTCTCGCAGGATGAAGAGGAAGAAACGGCTCAGGACGAGGAAGAAGAAAAGGCGCAGGATGAGGAAGAAGAAAAGGCGCAGGACGAAAACCAGAATACCAAAATGTCTTCCAAGAAGTCCAAAAAGGCTGCAAAGAAACAAGGCGTTAAGTCACTCGGCGGGCAGGTCAAGGTTGCCAGCGATATGTCCACCAATGACATTAGCAAGATTTGGGATGATGCTCCTGACGTGAGTTCGGTCTTCAAGTAAGGTGAACGGTTTTCTCGAACAAAGGAGGTTTTGAGATGGCTCTAACGATTCTTATTCGTGGACATCTCAACGCGATTCCGGTATTGGCCGATGTCTGCTACACCAAAGCAAACTATGGCGTCAATACGAATACGACGTTGAGTGTCAACACTCCGAGAGGCGTGTTGGGCGGCTCTGTGGCGGCTGTGTCGGCTGGAAACGACTACACCGTCGTGCCGTGTAACATGACTCTCATGCCGGTCGGTCTCTTTGTTAATGATGCCGCTGGAGCCGCTTTTGAAAATGCTCCCGCCGTGGTTTCTGGCAAGGTGACTGTGATGAAGGCGCATGCGTCTGTTGAAGTCGATGTGTACGAAACCCGTAAAAACGATGATAGCGGCGACCTCACCTATGCAGTCGGTGAGAAACTCTACTCGTCCGCTCAGGGCTTCCTGACGAACGAAGTGAGCACCAGCCAAGTCGTTATCGGTATCTGCACGAAGGCTCCGACCGTTACGTCGCCGACCCTCGGATTGGATATGCGCATCTAAGTCAGGTGTGTGTAAGAATGCAGTGAAACAGAAGAAAGAAGATGCAAACTGGAAAAAGGAGGTAAAGAGTAATGGATAATCAGACGAAGCAGGAGATTATCAGTCAGTTCATCAAGACTGCCGCTGGTAGGCAGCGTCTTGCGGCCTCCATGATTCAGCCTTTGCGTCGGCGCAGGGACTACACTTCCGTAGGACGCAAAGCGTTCTACGTCGAACAGCTTCCCGATGGCGCACTGCCGATTTACGACAAAGACCCGAACATCACGGCCTATGTGGTCGGTGAAGAGGGTGAAAACATTGTCGCAGTCGCAAAGCCAAAGAGAGTTCTGTTCCCGCTCTTTGAAGTTGCCTCGAACCCTGAAATCCAGTTGACGGAAATCAAGGCTCGTCGGTTCGACCTCATCGAGAGAAGCGTTGACCTTGCTAAGAGCGAAATTCAGGCTGAAGAAGACCGCAAGGTTTTTGCCGTCATGGATGCACTGGCGGCTGACCCCACTAACCCGAATCCCGACATTCCGGTAACGGGCAACCTCACGGCCAATGCGCTGGCCGACGCTTTCGCGAACGTCGAGCGCACTGACATGAGAGTCGCCAACGTCTTTATGAATGCCAAGGACTATGCTGACCTGCGTAAGTGGGACAGAGATACCTTGGACATCGAGACGCAGGCCAGCTTGCTGAAAACTGGCTTGATGGCAACTCTGTGGGGCGCGAAGCTCATTGTTTCGCGTATCGTCACTGAGGGAACCGTGTACGTCTGCGGTGAGCCGGAATTCTTCGGACGCATTCCTGTCAGAACCGAGCTTACGGTTCTGTCTGCGGATGACCCGAAAAACCGTCTCATCGGGTTCTCAATCTTTGAGAATCTTGGGATTGGGGCGTACAACCCATACGCTCTTCAGAGACTTGTAATTACTCGCGTATAAGATACTTATGACGAGTAATAACTAAGCTTTGTAGAGCAGAAGCTCACGTCAGTTTAGAACTCCTCAAGAGAAATCTTGGGGAGTTCTTTTTTTGTCTAACTTGTCAGTTCTTTGGGTAAATACTATTTTTGGTTTTTTGTAGAAAAACCACTTGACTTTTCTATGGTTTCAGAGTATAATATGATAGCGTAACATATTCAGGAAAGGTCAATTATGGGCAGGTTGACGCACAAGGAACATGGACTGGACGAAGAGACCATTCGGCATCTCTATCTGGAGCTTTTCCTCAGTGACAGCGAGATTGGCAAGAGATTTGGCTTGACTGGCGAGGGCGTAGCTTATTTCAGGAAGAAGTATGGTATCCAGACGATGAAGTCTGTGGATAGAGTTGCAGGACGAGCAAAGCTGAAGGGTTTAAGAGACATCAGAGAAGTGTCAGCAGAGGAATTTGGGGAGCTTTATCGAAAGGATGGAGAAAGAAAACTTGCGAAGTTGTTCGGATGCAGTAAAATACTGATTAGGCGAATGAGACAGGATTTTGGAATTGCTCCAATAAGCAAAGCTTCAAGACAACGGTCATCACTGCCTTCTGAACTGACGCAGGCGCAGAAAGAAGTTTTGATGGGTTCTCTTTTGGGAGATGGGTGCATTTCTTTGAACAAGGCAGGTGATTCCGCTCGATATTCAGAATCGCATTCTACGGAGCAAAGAGAGTATCTTTGCTGGAAACAGTCGGTTCTTCATCCTTTCTCAAGAAAGATTGGCAGAGAAGGAAAGATTTTGAAGGATGGTCGAGTAGCCAAGGGTGTGTCTCTGCGTTGCCATTTTCATCCTGTCTTTGTAGCACTCTATCATTCCTTTTACTCTGATGGCAAAAAGAAACTACCGGAAGGCTTGATAGAAACACTTACTCCTCTTTCTTTGGCTGTCTGGTATATGGACGATGGACATCTTGCTGACGCAACATTGGATGGAGTTTTCACGTTGGCTACATGTTTTACTGATTATGAAGCCATTGCCGATGTGCTAAACGAGCGTTTCTCTCTGGATATTGAATGTCGTCCAAGACCAGAAGATAACATAACGATTCTCTGGATTCACAACAAAGACAGATTTTTTTCCGTTATCGGAAAACATGTTCATCCTTCCATGTCATACAAAATTCCATTGAGCTTGCGTTTTGGGCTTCCTCACTTTTCTCGACCGGCATTGGCTACAGTGTTGAAGGATTTTAGCGTTAGCAGGCATGTTCTTTTGAGTGAAGAAGAAAAGGAGAAACAGATTGATGACCTTGTGGATTACTGGCAGATAGCGGGTTTTCCATATCCTGTCTACAAGAAAAAGAAACGATTGAAGGAAATAGGAGCCTTGAAGAGTTCAGTTCTGAAACTGGAGGATGAAGTGCCAGTCGGTCATACGCAGGGAAGCAGTTACTGTGTTTCGAACTTTTCGGAGTTTTGGAAGGCAAGGAGGAAGGGTGGGCAGAGTCCATATCAGGTCTTTCGAAATCGTAATAGATTGAAACACATCATCAAAGATTGCATCAAATATAGACAATCGGTTTCGGATGCTGCCTTGAGAGCGGAACTCCAAATTTGTGGGGGAGTTCATACCTTTCGTCCTGCAATTGCGAAGGCAGTCTATGATACTTATTGTACGGATGGCGGCAGTGTGCTTGACCCTTGCAGTGGTTATGGAGGAAGATTGCTTGGCTTCTTTGTATCAGAGAAAGCCAAATCGTATGTAGGTATAGATGCCAACGCGGATACTGTTGCTGGTCTGAAGCACATGAGGAATATCCTAAGCAGGGACATCGAAGGGAAAGATGCAAAGATAGTCTATGCCTCCTTTGAAGACTGGAAAAAGGAGCAGGAATTTGACCTCGTATTTACTTCTCCTCCGTATTTTTGCAAAGAGATTTATGGCACGGATGAGAAGCTCAGTGATGTGCGATATGAGACTTACGAAGAATGGTTGGAGAAGTTCTTTTTCGTGCTGGTAAGAAAATCTTTTGACCTGCTCAGGAAGGGTGCTTATCTGGTTCTCAACGTGGCAAACATCAGAATAGACAAAAAGCATTATCCAATCTCTGATGACCTCCTTAAATACATTAAAGGTATAGGTTTACAGCTTTTTTGTACTCATCTTATGAAACTTTCATCTCCTTACTCAAAGTCTTTCAAACACGAGCCGATTCACGTCTTTCGGAAGTAGCATTTTCTTTCCTTCCTTGCATTCACAATTCTTTTATATTCTCTTTATAGTGTAGATGGATTGTACTGTAATTTTGTGGCTAAAAGTGTCTGAAAATGAAAGCTCAAGATGAAGCCGCTCCAACTGCTGTGATTCCAGTTCCCACGCCGGGGACGGGGACGAAAGTTCCGAAAAGGAGACGGCATTATCTTGGTGATTTTTGTACGAAGCTTGGCTTGTGTCCCATGCGGAAAAGAGAGAAGAAGAACATGAGAGACATAGTTGCGAACGTCGAGCTTTGGGCGAAGGTGGTTTTCGCTCGTGTCAGCATCAAAGAGATGATGCGCGAGTTTCAAATTGATGAAGATGTTGCCAAGCAGGTTTTCAAGTTGATGTCTCGTCGGGCCAGTCGCAATCGGGCCGAGAGAATTATGCACGAGATTGACAAGTTGATTGGCGGTTTTGGTGTCGAGGCAATCACGCTTGAGGGTGCTTATGTTGACAGGTTCTGGCAGGACGCCGTGGGCACTTTTGTGAACATGGGCGACACGTATGATGCCACGATTGTTTACGACACGGCGAATGAGAAGTTTCTGTTCACGACATGGGGAGATTTTTACGAGTGGGCAGAGCAGCAGCAACAGAAGGGGGAGTACGAGTGAACGAAGCCAGAATAGCCAAGTGCGTTTCCGTTTGGGCTAAGCGGCTTTTGGCGAGGAAGAGCACCACGACCATCAAGGAAAGCACTTTGAAGGACGGCACGGTGATTCCGAAAGGTGCGAGGGTACAGGTTGACTTTTCCGAGAAGTATCCTTACTTTTTGACTTTGGACATTGAAGGATTGGGCAGGACGCTTTCATTGAATCCGTCGGGAGCTTACAAGAAGCTTCGCGGGTTTACGAAACCGCCGTCGGTTCGCACGATGGAGAAGTGGTCGAACGATGCTATTGCAAAAACGATTACCGGCAAGAGGACGGAGCCGGATGGTTTTGGCCCTGATGGTTCACCTTCATGGATGTTGGTAATGGGAGTCATCTAATGAACGAAGCAAAAATAGCTCGTCGGGTAGCGGCCAGTGTTCTTCTTGCCAAGGTGGAGGCAGGGAGCACGGCTGATTACTTTGTTAAGGAAATTTTGCCTCATTTTCGCAAAGACTTGGCTGCTGCTGTCAGAAAGTTCAAGCCTGCCAAATTGAGAGGCAGAGGCAGCGTGGATAAGAACACGGGTGTTGTCGAGTTCATTTTGGACATTCCAAATCCTTATGGTGGCGGCGGGACGATTCCGTTAGTGCTTCGGGCGTCCGGTGGCTACATTACGGATGACGATGGTGAGTATTTCCTTTCCGTTTCGACGGCGGGTCATGGCGACCATACTTATCACGAGAAGATGCTGATGAAGAATCCCGACAGGACTTCCAAGGTCATTGCTAAGGATATGGAAGAACTGATTGAGGATTATATTGGCATTGTTCAGGAAAATGCTGAGAGACGGAAATGAACGTCAATGAGCTTGCCCTACGCTTAGCTGGCGATACTATTATAGAACATAAGAATATTCCTATGAAAGGGAAGTTCACCTGCAACCAGAAGGGTGGTTCGTATGCCATTCTGGAGGTTCCTGAGGGCTTTGTAGAGCCGATTTACAAGGCGATTCAGGAAGATGGGATGCAGAAGCCGGACGATGCTCCTCATATTTCAGTGATGACGGACGAGGAGCTTGAAGAGGTAGGCAAGGAGAACATTGAGGAAGATGGTCAGGAATTCGGGTTCACATTGGGCAACATCGAGTCTTGCGACCCTGAAGGTTGGGACGAGATGGAAAAGGTCGTATTTGTCCAGTGTAAGAGTCCAGAGCTTGAGGCGTTGAGAAAGAAGTACGGATTGACGCCTTTGGTACACGGAGACCACGATTTTCATATAACGCTGGCAGTGGTTCCGAAGAAAGGGAAAGCGGCAATGGACGAATCAAGGATTGCTCGAAGAGTCGCTCGGAGCTTTATGAGCTTCAATGAGGATGCCTATGAGAAGGAATACTCCGACATCATTGAGAAGGCGATTCAGAGTATCGAGCATAAGGTTGAGGAATACGAGCCTTGGAAAACGGAAATAGAGGAGATTGAAAGCAAGGCTCGAAGCGGTTTCATTCCTTATCACGATGGCGGCTGGATGATTCAGGCTTTCACGGATGTCCGATACCTTGAAGGCAGCGGTTATGGCGATAGTTTGCCACCGAAAGCCAAAAGGGAATATGACCGCATTGTGGATTACAATTATGAGGAAATCTCCAAGCAGATGAAGCAGGATTTCCCTGAGCAGTTCAAGGATGTCAAACATGTGGGCTACAATGAAGCCGAGGAAGCGGGTTTGACGAGCGAATATGATAACGTCGAGACGGCTTGGTTCGAAGATGACAGCATTATGTATGGTGTCAGTGCTTTCTACGATGGCCCTGAACGCGGCCCAGGAAAAGGCAAGAATGAGATGTACGTTTTTGCCTATTTCAATTTCGATGCGCCTTATCATCGAATGAGTAAAAGCATCGTGGTAGCGGATGCTGAGTTCACTTTCACGGATGCCAAGGATTTGCAGCGAAAATTGAGAGCGGCAGTCAACAGGGTGGCATCGAAATTATGATTGAGAATCTCTTCTTAATTGCAGTAACCAACGGAGATTCGCAATGAAAAGACAATACAAGTGCATTTCCCGTTTCTTTTGCGAACCGTTGAAGCGATACATTCCGGTGAACACGGACGTGTTCATTTCGGGAGAACGCGCTGAAATCACGCTGAAGAATTTTCCTTCGACGGACAATAAGTACAATTTGCGGTTGACGAGTTACAATTATGAAGGCCAAGACATCACGGCTTGGTTCGAGAGGGTTGTACTTCTTCCGCATTCTCAGCTTCAGTTTGTTCGGAATATCCCTGAGACGGATGACATCATTGGCGGCGATTACCAGTTGGATGCCAGTGATGTCAACAATGATTCATCGGTAGCGGGTTTGACGGTCAAGGAGGCGTTAGAGGCGGCTGCGGCCAGTGGTGGTTGCACGGTGGACATTCTGGCGAACCGTCCTGCTTTTGGAAATCAGGGAGCACTTTTTTACGCGACGGACACGGCACAGTTCTTTGTCGATACAGGAACGGCATGGGCTTTGGTCACGGGGGGTGGCACAGGAATTAGCCTCAACCGTGACTTGGATTATTACGACGGGAACAATTCACCCTATCGGGCTGATGCGGACAACTATGATTTTCAGGATGCGGCATCATTCATACATGGCGATGATATGGATGTCATTTTCAAGTTGGCTTCGCAATTGGGAAACATTGACGCCAATGGTGCTACAATGGTTCTCATTTACTTCATGTCCACGGCAGAGTCGAGCAAAAATGTCGTTTTAAGACTGGATTACACGGTGCATGACAAGGGAGAGGCTTATAATGGAGGAACGGTCTATGGAAGCACTTACATTACAGCTACCCCAAATGACAGCAACTTAACCGCGCTTACTACCATTTCGATTCCCGCAGGCAACGTTACGGCAAACACAGTCGAAGTGGAGTGCAGGCTATCCCGATTGGGAACGAATGGTTCTGATACGCATACAGGTGATTTCATTCTCAAACAACTTTTAGTGACCAATTAAAGAAGCAAGGAGGGTCTAAGCAATGAGTTTCAGAGAAAGGTTGATTGGGTCACGGGTTGATAGCGTTGGAGTACAAGTCTCCACGGTTGATTCTCGTGTCATTGTGCAATCGACCGCAATATCGACCGTCACAAGCAAAGTGGACAGTCTTGGTGCGCTTGAGTCAGGCATAGACTCACGTATCATTGTCCAGTCTTCTGCTATTTCGACGGTGGATAGCAAGGTCGATAGCGTAGAAGCGGAAGTGCAGAGTGTCGGGTCGCAAGCTGATTCGCTTGGGACTCAAGTCTCGACGGCTCACAGTACGACGGATTCCGCTGTAGCATCTGTGGGGACACAGGTTTCTACCGTCGATAGCAAAGTAGACAGTGTTGAAGCGGAAGTGCAGAGTGTCGGGACACAAGTTTCGACGGTTGACTCTCGAATCATCGTCCAGAGCAGTGCAATTTCGACAGTCACCAGCAAGGTGGATAGTGGTTTTGCTGGAACTGACCTGTCTGTCACCAACAGCAAGATTGATTCGTTGGGTTCTGGAGGCGGTGGAGAATCGACCACGCAGTCCAAGGTCGATAGTGTTGGTTTGCAGGTCTCCACAGTTGACAGCAAGGTGGACAGCGTTCAGGTTGAGGTTCAGAGTGTTGGGACGCAGGTTACTTCCGTTGGGACGCAGGTTACTTCCGTTGGGACGCAGGTTACTTCCGTTGGGACGCAAGTCGGTTCCGTTGGAACGCAAGTTACTTCCGTTGGGACGCAGGTTTCGACCGTTGACAGCAAGGTGGATTCGGTTGGAACGGGTGTCGGCTCTGTTGGAACGCAGGTCGGTTCTGTAGGAACGCAGGTTTCGACGGTCGATTCCCGCGTGGTTGTCCAAAGCTCGGCTATCAGCACGTTGACTGGCATGGTCGATGCGTTGGATAACAATGTTTTGGCTAAGGTCATTGTTCCGGCAGTCATTGTTCGCGATGAGGCTGCTGCCCGCACCATCAGGATTTGGACATACATCTACGATGCCGAAGGCCTGATGAAAGACCCCGACTCGAATCAGGCATACTTGCAGATTTTGGACGAGGCAGGGGCAGTCGAGCTTGCTCGTGGTTTGATGACTCGGAACGACCAAGGTCGGTACTACAGGGACTGGACAGTTGCCACGGGTCAGTCGCTTGAGGCTTATCAGGTTATTGTTGACTACGACCTTACCGGCTCGACGGTTTACCAGAGCAGGTACACCGAAGTCGTGGACACCGACCCTGATATTTCCTCGGCAGTGGACAGTGTTGGTACGCAGGTTTCGTCGGTCGGGACGCAGGTTTCGTCGGTCGGAACGCAGGTTACTTCCGTTGGGACGCAGGTTTCGACTGTCGATTCGCGTATCATTGTCCAGAGCAGTGCGATTTCCACGGTGGACAGCAAGATTGACAGCGTGGAAGCTGAAGTTCAGAGTGTTGGGTCGCAGGCTGACTCCCTTGGGACTCAGATTTCGACGGCTCACAGCACGACGGACTCCGCATTGGCGTCTGTGGGTGTTCAGGTCTCCACGGTTGATAGCAAGGTTGACAGTGTTGAAGCCGAGGTTCAGAGTGTTGGGACGCAAGTCTCGACGGTTGACTCTCGAATCATCGTCCAGAGCACTGCGATTTCGACCGTCACGAGTAAGGTCGATAGTGGCTTTGCTGGAACCGACCTGTCTATCACTAACAGCAAGATTGATTCGTTGGGTGCTGGTGGTGGTGGAGAATCGACCACGCAGTCGATGGTCACTTCGGTGGGCATCCAAGTATCGACGGTTGACAGCAAGGTCGATAGCGTGGAAGCCGAGGTTCAGAGTGTTGGGTCGCAGGCTGACTCCCTTGGAACCCAAATTTCGACGGCTCACAGTACAACGGACTCCGCAGTGGACTCCGTTGGAACGGCTGTGGATTCGGTCGGAACGGATGTTGGGTCGGTCGGGACGCAGGTTTCGACGGTCGATTCCCGCATCATCGTTCAGAGCAGTGCGATTTCCACAGTTGACAGCAAGGTTGACAGCGTAGAGGCCGAGGTTCAGAGTGTTGGGTCGCAGGCTGACTCCCTCGGAACGCAAATCGGCTCCGTTGGGACTCAGGTCTCCACGGTCGTCAGCAAGGTGGATAGTGGTTTCGGTGGGACAGATGTATCGACGGCCCACAGCACCACGGACAGCAAGATTGATTCGCTGGCTACCTTGCAGGCCACTTCGCTCCAGAAGGGTGAATTCACCGCCTACATCTGGACGAATGCGACTGCCAACCTCATTGACGGTGCCAACGATTACACGCAGACCAGTGCGCTCCAGACTCAGGAAACGAGCTATGTGGACGCTGCGATTCTGGCCTCTTTGGTCGTCAATGCGCCTGAACCCAACACCAAGACGGTCAAGGATGTCGAGCTTGACTTGGGTTGGGACGGGCAGATGGACGCGAATACCGGCGAGTCGAAGTGGATGGTCGTCACGGGCGGTTCTGCTACGGTTACGAGTGCCGAGGACATTCCGGGCACAACCGTTTCCGAAAGCACGTCTCTGGCGACCCGTTGGCGTTCAGGACAGTACAAGAATGCCAACGAGATGGGAACGCTGCCGTTTACCCTCATGCTGCTTGGCAAGGTGGATAACGGCGCGGATACCCTGACCGTCCACGGTCTGCTTGGTTCGACGGTTGCTGTGTGCTACGAGGTATAACCGTCGTGTAGGAAAGAGCTTAGGGAGGACTTGAAATATAGTCCTCCCTAAGAACTACATTATGAAATTTCACACTCTGCATGAGTGTGTGGGATGAAAGAAAATGAAAGAAGATGACACGAAGGAAAAGGAGCAGAGATTCAGGCAGGAGTATTGCATTATCGGTCAAGCGGAAGCGCGGCAGAAGATTTTGACTGTGCGTTTTTTAAGGACGAGCCGCAAGCCGATAATAGCGATTGATTTTTTCAACGCGGAAAAAAAGGAGCTTGTCAAGACAGGGAAATATGCCGTTGTCTTTAGACCCTCCTTGAAAATTGAGCCGACGGCAGTAATTGAGAAATTAAAAGCTCAAGGATGGCCTGCAAAGCGTATAATAGTAGAGGGTGAGGATTTTCCGGTAGGAGAACTGCCGGACAGTATGAATATGAAAGGAAAATGAGATGTTGAAAATCGCTCACTTTGTTCAGGTAGCGAAGCATCGTAGCGGCTTGTACGAAACGACCAGAGAGATTTGCAAGGGTCAGATTGAGTACCTGAGTTGGGACGCCCGCATGATAGATGTCACGGGCATTGTGACCGGCTCAGGGGAACCGACGAAGGATAAGGAAGAAAGGGGAATTCCGTTAGCCGATTTGAAGTGGGCGGCAAGAGCGGACATCCACTTTCTTCACACGGGAATACCGGGGCAGATAGAAGGTTCGAGACCGACAGTTTATTTCGCCCACGGAATGCCGGAATATACGCTGTACTCTCAGATAATGAGAGAGGTTTCGGCAAGCGAAGAGATTAGAAAGCAGAAGCTGGAAGCAGCGAATCCGTTCTTTGGCTCTTGGGGACTCATAGTCCAGATTGCAACACGCTCGTGGCTGAAGGCTGCCATAACGCTCTGGAAACGGCATCAGCCCTATTGGGAACCGTATTTCAGGAACGTTATCCTCGGCAATCACTTCTGCGACTTAGAGAAGTTTGTGCCAGAGGGAGACAAAGCCAAGTATCTGAAGCCAGCGGACAAGGGAGGGTTGAACATCACCTTTGCCGACCATTGGCGTTATACGGCTTTCAAAGACCCGTTTCAGATACTTCACGGCGCGAGAAAGTTTTGCATGGATACTGGCTCAAGGATACACATGTATGCAATTCCACGGGAGGAAGTGACGGATTTGCGGCATCCTTGGAATTCCATTGTGCATGGGGTCAGCAATGAGTTGCGTCATACGATTGGCGATTTCCACACCGTCCACAGCGATATTGCTTCGGTGCATCGGGCGGCAGATTTGCTGGTAACGCCATCTTGTGACGATACGAGGACGGTTTTGGAGGCTTCGGCTTGTGGATGTCCGGTTCTGGCGAGAGAAGGTACAAATGGAGCCTTGTTCCACTGCCGGATGGAAGACCCTGAGGATGTGGACAGGATGCTCAGGAAAATATACGATGAGATGAAAGGAGGGAAAACAGAAGAGTTCAGGAAGAAGTCGAGGGAGTTGGTTGAGAGGGATTGTTTCTCTCTCAAGTGTTGTGTTGAGAAAATCGAGAAAGGATTGGCAGAGGCCCTTTGAGTAATGTGCGGTAGCTTTGCTTCTTTCGGGAGCAGGGCGAGTCAGGTTTTTCTGACTCTGCCGTAGGGAGACTTGGAATGACGGATGTTGGCATGGTTGTTTATCAGCACACCCACGGTCTATCTCAAGACTCCCACCCAAGCGGTCTTATATCTCACATTTTTAGAGCAGGAGGAAAGTGACAATGGCACAATGGTATGCTCGTTATGACACTGGCGACAATGACAAGATTCTTGAAGCCGGTTTTGTGGATGAGACGGAACGTGCTCGTTGGGATGCTATGTCGGGTATGGATGTCACGGTCGGGTTCGACAGCGAGATTCCGAATGACCTGATGGACATCGACGGCAACCCGAACTACAAATACAATACGAGTACGCACGAAATTGAGCAGTTGTAATCGTTGCGGACGGAGACAGGTTCCCGTTTGAAGGTTTGTTTTGACGGGAATCTTTAGGGTATCCGTGTGATTAGGTGCAAGGAGAAACAAGAATGGCACATTCGCTTGCTGCTGACCAAGTTAGACCATCAGCTTTGTTGAATTTCAAGAATCGGATTATCAATGGTGATTTTGACATTTGGCAGCGTGACACAAGTTTTGCGGTTGCCGGTGGTGCTAACAACACGGTGTATAATGCAGACAGATATGTTTATTGGGCCTATGCGCACGGAGGAACAAGTGCTGCTGGTACTATTTCTCGTCAGGCTTTTACAGTAGGTCAGACAGATGTTCCAAACGAGCCGACCTATTTTTGGAGGATGGCGAACTCAACCGCAGGAGCTTCTTTGGGAGTCAATTCCTATCATCAGCTTCGGCAGAGTATGGAAGATGTAAGGACGCTTGCAGGTAGAACGGCGAGTTTTTCATTCTATGCAAGGTCAACAATTGGAAGCAAGAAAATAGTGGTTGAGTTGGCTCAGTATTTTGGTACAGGTGGTTCTCCTTCGAGCATCGTCAGTGGTTTTGGCTACAAAGAATTTACTTTGACCACTTCATGGCAAAAATGTACCCTTGAGAACGTATCTGTCCCTTCGATTTCAGGAAAGACATTGGGCACCAACAATGACAGTGTATTGTGGCTGGATATTTTCTTTCAAGCTGGTGCTGGTTTCGATGCTCGTCTTGGACAGTCTGGTGGTTTTGCTTGGGGGGGCACGGGGAATACGGATATTTCTCAGGTTCAAGTCGAAGAGGGAGAAATCGCAACGGAATTTGACCAGCGGCATATTGACCAAGAAAAGACTTTGTGTTTCAGGTACTATCAGGAATATTTGCAGCTTCAGAAAAGCTCGTATAACTTGATTAACAATTGGGCTTATCATTGTATGCTTATTCATCCAATGAGAGCAACGCCTACGGTTACTGTTGGAGGTTGGTCGGGTCTCGTACAAGTAAGCAATTACGCTGTTATTGGAAAAGACCCACAATCAATCATTCAGCAACAACAAGCAAGTGCAACAGGTGTAACACAGGCCAACGCGGATAATGTTGAGCTTGATGCTGAGTATTAAGGAGAGAATCAGATGGTCAGAGCAGAAAACATTCGGATAGAATCGCATCTTGCTGATTTTTGTTGTGATGCTTGTGATACTTTTCAGCAGGATGTGAATGTGAATACGGAGTTATCTTATGGTGGCCCGAACAACGATGTGATTGTTGTTCCTTGTTCCAACGGTTCTTGCAATGCTGTCAGTTACTATCCTGTTTCTGGCGGTTCTGTCGAGGCAATTGATTTGGCTGCCGCAAAGACGGAGTAACTGTTGACGAACTATACTTCCTTATGGAAGGAGAATATGAAATGAGCAGCAAGAGTAAAGGCAGAAAGAACAAGCGCAGGAAGCGAGAGAAACATGAGAGCAGGATTCATGGAACATCGGCCCCAATGCCTCCTGCCGCAAAGATACAGCAGTTGCCTTACGTCGTTATCAAGCTGTTGACGGGCGCAAGGATAATTGAAAACTACAAGATGAGAAAAGGCATTTACGGAATCATTTGGGATAACGGGATACAGGTTCTGAACGAAGAGGATTACAAGTTGGCCGACAAGGTTGCCAAGAAACTTTTTCAGGAGCAGGTCAAGGAAAAGAGCTTGCAAGCTTCTGTTGGAACGCTTCCTGTCGGCTTCACGCTGCATCGCATGGCTACCGAAATCATCGAGAGAGCTATCAATGACGTTTCAGGCGGCAGGAAGAAGCTGATGTTCCTCAAGGACAGGAGCGGATGCGGATACTGGCGCATGACCGTGCCTTCTCGATACATGAATCAGGATGCGCTCTACATCGACATAGCTGAATCAGAGCTTGTCTACGAGTTCCTTGAAGAATATGACATACTTGTTGTCCAGCGACTCTGCAACTGGCGCGAGTATTACACGATAGAACGGCTCAAGAGAAGCGGAAAGCGGATTGTCTATGACATCGACGATGACATCTTTGACTTGCCCGATGATAATCCTGCGGCTCGGTATATCCGCGCCGACCAGTACAAGGCGGCTGCGGGAACCATGAGGCTCTGTGATGTGGTGACAACGACTACGGAGATTCTCAAGACGCGATTGAAATGTCCTGATAAGACGCTTGTGATTCCGAACGCCATTGATTTGAATGACGGCTACCCTGCGAAGTTTCAGGGTAGTGATGACAATTTCAAGCGGATTCTGTGGATGGGGAGCGGCACCCATGACAGAGACTGGATGGAATGTGTGGGAGCCATCGACAGGGTTCTTCAGGAGCGCGAAGATGTGCGGCTTCTTATCTACGGAAACATGCCGACCATCATCAAACGGCATCTTGCAGACCCGCTGAAGGTATGGTGGAAGGGTCGCATTGAGTTCATGGATTTCAAGGAAGTCGAGACCTATGTTGAAATGACGAAAGAGACAAAAGCGGAATGCGGCGTGGCTCCGCTTGCCGGTACAAACTTCAACGCGGCCAAGAGTAATATCAAGTGGCTGGAGTATACGGCTGCCGGAGTGCCGACGATTGCCAGCAATGTGAGTCCATTTATGGAAGACATCGTAAGCGGGCAGAATGGCATTCTTGTGGATTCAGAAGATGAATGGTACGAGCAGATTATAGCCTTGCTTGACAATCCAGATAAATGTAGTCAGCTTGTCGAAGGGGCTGTAAAGACGGTCAACGAGAGATTTGACATCAAGCAGGTCGTACATGATTGGGAAGAAGCGATTTTGGGCGAAGCTTATGAGTACACGACTGAAGAAGAAGTCCCACAGGATGGAGAATATGAACTCGTAAATGCAGCAGCGAAAGAATAGTTGATTTCAAAGACGAGGAGAGCTTATCATGGGACTGAGAGGTTCTAATCGAGCAACCAAAGTAGGCTACGACTACTCTCCTTCATACTATACGCCTTCGCCTGTTGGATTGGAAGCATCCAACAAGGTAAGTGCGCATTTGAAGGGAATTGATATTGCGCTTGGTGCTCGTTATTCTGAAGGTTTGCTGACGAACCGGCCCGCTTACGGCAATGATGGCTTCTGGTATCGTTGCACGGATACCGAGCAACTTTTTGTGGACAATGGTTCGCAGTGGGTGGAAGTTTGCGCTATCGGCACGGGTGCTCCAGTCATCTATGAGCGGCATGTGGCGACTGCGAATCAGACTGTTTTCACCCTGTCCAGCCATTACAACAAAGATGAAGATGCTCTCCAGGTCTATCGTAATGGCAACAGGCAGACGGTCAATCAGGAATACACTGAAACGAGCACATTGGTTGTCACGTTTGCTAACGGCTTGGACGTGGGCGATGAAGTCATTTTCATCCAGTTTTCGGGTGGCTCGAAAAACGTCGTGACAGCCAGACAGGATTTCACGGCAACGGGTGGTCAGACAGCATTCGATTTGAACTTTACCTATCGTACCGGCTATAATGACATTTTGGTTTACTCGTCTGGCGTCCTTCAGAGAGTAGGTGCCAGCTATGACTACGTAGAGACGGATGCGGATACAATCACGTTCAATTCTGGTCGTGCTTTGAACGAGCAGATTGCCGTCTTGAGAGTAGGAGCCAATGATGCTGGAACGGTGGCTCTCTACGAAAAGCATGTTGCCACTCAGGGCCAGACAGTCTTTGATTTGGCTGGAGCTTACGTGTCGGGCACTCATGTGCTTCTTGTTTTCAAGAATGGACAGCTTCTCACCATCACGGATGACTATGCGGAAACGAACAATCAGAGAGTTACGCTGACGGCTGGAGCGGATGCGGGGGATGTCCTGATTTTTCGGGTTCCCTTTGGAGATACCGAGGCTGGTGTGACGGGCACGGCGGCTAATATATCGACGAATACAAGCAATTTTGACCATCTCCTTTCAGCCGCTGATAATACGGTTCAAAAAGCTCTTGAAACGTTGGATGACCACGGCCATTACAGTGAAGGTCTTTTGACGAACAGACCAGCTTCTTCTCTTTCAGGCTTGTGGTATCGTACTACGGACACGCAGCATCTTTTCGTGGACAATGGTACAAGCTGGATAGAGGTTTGTTGTGTAGGCACTGGCGCACCAACGATTTATGAGCGTCATGTAGCGACGGCAGGCCAGACGGTTTTTGACCTTTCGAGTGTTTACGATATTGGCAAAAATGCTTTGCAGGTTTATCGAAACGGGAACAGGCAGACGATAGGGGCTTCGAACGATTATCAGGAGACTGATTCGGATACGGTCACTTTCAATGCCGGATTGGGCGCGGGTGATGAAGTTGTTTTCATGCAGTTCTCAGGTGGTGCCAAGAACGTCATTACGGCGAGACAGGATTTCACATCCACGGCAGGACAGACGGTTTACAATCTGAATTTCACGTATCGTCCGGGCTATGATGACATCCTTGTCTATTCGGGTGGTATTTTGCAGACGGTTGGCGGCGGCAATGACTATGTGGAGACAGACTCTGATACCATCACATTCAATTCAGGAAGGGCTTTGAATGAGCGTGTTACCGTTTTGACGGTCGGAGCCAACGATGCAGGAGTGGTTGGGCTTTATGAGAAGCATACGGCGACGGGTGGTCAGACGGTTTTCAATCTGAGCGGAACCTACATTGTCGGCACTCATTGTTTGCTTGTTTTCAAGAATGGTGTCTTGCTTGAAGTGGGCGATGACTATACCGAAACAAATTCCACAACAGTGACGTTGGCGGTCGGAGCAAATCTGAACGACAAGCTCATCTTCAGGGTGATGAATGGAGACACGGAGCTTACGGCACATGATTTGAGTTATCACAGCGATGTTACCAATGATGGTGCCGACGCATTTGTAGCGGCTCAAGATGAAGGTGCTGATGCTGCGAACCGTTTTGCTTTGTTGTCTGATTTTGGTGCTGAAGGTTCGTTCTTTGGTTCATTCTTTGGGCTTGAGATTTTCAGCAACCAGACAAATCCAACGTATCAGGTGGACATCAAGAAAGGTCTTATTTGTATCAACGATGACTTGGATGGAACAATCAAGACAACGAGCAATTTGACTGTGGACATCACAGCAAGCGGTGCCAATGGATTGGATACGGGTT